TGGAGTTCCCTAATATCTTTTCTTCTACTAAGTCTTTAGCAGAAGATGTACCAAAATTTTATGTTGGGGAATTTCTAGAAAGATTTCAGAGTATGTATCTTTCTTACAACAATTCTAGTCAACTTAAGAGTTACGTTCGAAAGGCTGTACCTGTCCTTTCAGAGTTCGTGCAAAAAGAGTTGACCTCTTCTGCAAAACCTTTATCCTATTAAAAATTATGACTGCAAAAACTAAATCCATGTTCGAAGCCATTAAGCAATCCCTGACGAAGAAGGAGGGTGCTGGAGGGAATGGTCTTTATAAAGAAATCTTGAAGTTTGAACCAGGAAAGACTTATTTGGTTCGTTTGGTTCCAAATCAACATGCTCCTAAAGAGAGTATTTTTCACTACTATAACCATGGTTGGAACTCTAATGCTACAGGTAAGTATGTGACTGCATTGTGTCCTACTACCTTCGGAGATACTTGCCCAATTGATGCATACTATTTGAAAACCTATCGTAAAGGTACAGAAGAAGAGAAGGAAGCTTCTAAGGTCCTTTCTCGTAAGGAAAACTGGATGGTAAACGTGTATGTAATTTCTGATCCTTCTAATCCTGAGAATGAAGGTAAGGTTAAGATTCTTCGATATGGTCGCGAACTTGATAAGGTTATTACTTCTGCTACTGAAGGGGATGACGTCGAAGATATTGGTGTAGAGAGAGCCTTTGATGTTGTGGAAGGTTGTACTCTTCGCATTAAGTGTGAACACAAGACTGACAAGAAGAGATCTGCTATGAAGATGGTTACCTATGCTTCTTCTAAGTTCTTGAATCCAGAAGCATTGGATATTGATGAAGATCAACTGCAAGCTATTTATGATTCTGTACATGACTTGAAAGCTGTTAATAAACAGACGACTGCAGCAGATATGCAACGCATGCTGGATGAACATTTCTTCTGTCTTGCTACTGGCTCCGTAGAAGAAGTTGAATCTGACGTAGAGGATAATACTCCTGCTCCAGCACCTGTTAAGAATTTTGCTGTTAAAGCAGCTGCTCCTGTGACAGAAGAATTAAATGAAACAGACGAAACTACAGATGAAGCTCTTAAGAAACTCCTTGCTGATCTCTAAGATTAGTTTATAATTTCTGTATGCCTAGAAAAAATAGAATTAATTTTAACGATTATTCCAAACATATTCCTCATCTCAACTTTGAATATGATGAGGACTTTTATCCCGAAGATAATGAATTACCGGATCCTCAATTGGATCCGGTAATTCCAGGTTCGAGAATTCCTATTAATAAAGTTGGTGTTTCTGGTGTCGAACTTCCTGTTAAGTTTGTGCGGAGGGATGGGACGACTACATTGCTAACGACATCCGTTTCATTGTATGGCTCCCTAGATAATCCAAATGCTAAGGGTTTGAATCTAAGCAGATTTCCGATTGTAATGCACGAGCAAATTGCAGATGAAGTTTCTATTGATGGTATTAGACACATCCTAGATGAACTTCAACGCAAACAGGGTTCTAAGGATGTGTATTGTAAGTTAAAGTTTAAATATCCTTGGATTCAACATGCTTTGCGTACACGACAAGAACTTCCTTTAGATGCTCCAGATGAAGACGTATTCAAGGTAGTTGATGGGGTAAAGCTTTCTCATAAAAAAGCTTGGGGCTACATTTATTATAATTGTGTCTTGGAAGGTCAAAAGCACGGGGAAGAGTATAAGTTTTACTTGACTGTAGAATATGTATATAGCTCTACTTGTCCTTGTTCTTTTGAGTTAGCACAAGACGCTACGACTAAAAGAGGTAGAGCAGCAAATGGACACAGTCAGCGTTCAGTAGCAAAGCTTTCCGTTCAGTTTGATTCTTCAAACGTAGTATTTATTGAAGATATCGTAGAGATGGCCAGACGTCAAGTTCCTACCGAGGTTGTGGTTATTTGTAAAAGAAGAGATGAGCAAGCATTTGCTGAGCTCAATGGTTCAAACTTAATTTTTACTGAAGATGCTGCAAGATTGTTTTATCAAGGTTTAGATGAAATGTACAACAATGGTAAAATTTCTGATTTCAGTATTGTTACTGATCACATTGAAAGTCTTCATGCTTGGAACGCTACAGCAGTTTTGAGGAAAGGTATTAAAGGAGGGTTGGAATAAATTTATGAGTAGAGAAGAACAACTAGCAGCAGCACAAATGGCCCAACTTTTTGGATCAGAATTATTGCACGTTCAAAAAAGTACAGTTCACGGAAGCAGGGATGCGCTTAAAATGCATCCTAATCAATTCTTAACTAAAAATGTTAAGGCTCCGGATAAAAAAATTCAAGAACAAATGTTGAGACAAATTGAAGCACAAGCTCGAGTTCAATGTCCAATTCCAGCTCCAAGTGCTTCAACAACAAATATTGAACAAACGTCTCAACGATCAGATCAAGTAGTTAAATTATTGGAGAAAATTTCCATTTCTCTTGAAACTATCGTTGAATTTTTGCAAACCAAAAAGGATAATGCATAAATGAAGTTTACTGTAAATACAAATAATTTTATTAATTTTTTATTAACGCCTGTATCTAAAATTGCAGAAAATTTATCCCTCTCTTTTCTTGAGAGGGATAACAAAACTTGGGTTAAAACTTTTGTAAATAGTTCAGATAATTCTATAATTTTGTTTAGTGAGTTAGAGATTGAAAAAATTGATTCACTTAATAATTGTGTTATTCCGGACTGTAAAACTTTTCTTCGACTATTTTCAAATATAGATGAAGAAAAAATTACATTAGATATTCAGAACAATGTTATAAAATATAAAAATGCAACAGGATTTTCTTTTAAATATTTTTTGTTAGATGAAAGTTATTTAATTAATAAAAAATCTTTAAGTGAAGAAAAAATTAATGCTTTAACCTACGACACTACTTTTGTTGTTAGCAAACAGAAGTTTTCAGATATTATTAAATATAATTCTATTATTCCTGATGCAGAAAAACTATATGTTTATTCAGATAGTGGAAAGATAATGGCTAAAATTGGAGATGAACAAAAAACTTCCACAAATGAAATTACTACAGAATTTGCGTCTTCATTTAATGGTAAAGAAATTTCATCTTCCCTTCCTTTAGATATTAAAAATTTATTAATGTTTTCTTTTGCGGAAAACGAAATTAACATTTCTATTAATTCTCAACTTAAAATCTTTAGGTTTCAATCGGGTTCTTTGGTTTATATAGTTTCTGGACTTGTTCGTTAGAGCCATTAATTACTTTAATGGCAAATAAAGTAACTACTTTGGGTTATACCCTAAAAAGGTTAAGAGATGCAGGTTATTATGTAGATAAGGTCTTTACAAAATATTCTGAAGCAGACCCTCGTACGTGGACAATTTTAATTGAACCAGGAAGTAGTTCAGTTTATTGTACGTGTTATATTAATGACCCATATATAGGGGAAAGTTATTTTGAATTATATGATGGAAATCAATATATACCAGGGAGATTAAAAATTAAAACTTCGTCGTTTGAAGTATTAATTGAACAATTAACAAAATATAATATTTTAGGTTCTAAAAAATATGAGCGAGTCTCCTAGAAAACGTCCAAGGAAGAGCTCGTCTAAAAAGAAAATTCAAGAGGAACCTTTGACAATTTCCCCTCAACAAAATCCTGATTTAGGAAAATTGGACAAAGAAAAAATAAGTCAATTATTGCAACAAACAGCTCTTCGGTATAAGGATTCCTTTAATATAGAGGAAAAAATTAAATTAAAAGAGTTAACTCATTTGTCTAGTATAATTGAAGAATATTTGAGTTGTTTTTTAATTATAGGCTACACTTTACAGGACGAAAGAGCTATATTGTGGAATGGTAAAAGTGCAAAAGACGAAGCAGCTTTGTTGGATTTGTTGAGAGTAACGTTTATAGAAAACATGGGTAAATAAATTAATGGACGAAAGCCCCAAAAAAATGGGTAGACCTAAAGGTTCTAAAAATAAACCCAAAAGAGGTCGACCAAAAGGTAAACAAAAGAAAGTTGTACAAAAAGAAGAAATTTTTGTACAACCTTTAACTTTGGAAGAAAAAGAAGATAGAGCCCTTACTGCAGCTCTTGATGATTCTAAATTTGTAGAAACTGGGTATAACCTCAGTACTGATTCAATCATTAATTCAGAGCCAATTAATGATTCTTACTATTATAGAGGTTCTAAAAATGTGCCAGTTGCTGGAGCTCAATATGAGTTCACTGCAGCAATGGTCAACGAGCTTCGTAAGTGCAAAGAAGACATCATTTACTTTGCTGAAAATTTCTTCTATATTGTTGCAACCGATAGAGGAAAAGAAAAAATTAAACTCTATGAAGCTCAGAAACGAATACTTCGTTCGTTTGTAGATCAAAGGAATGTTATTGTTTGTTCTTCGCGTCAGATTGGTAAATCTACGATGTTAACAGTGTTTTCATTGTGGATGATTTGCTTCAATGATGATTATAGAGCAGCTATTGTAGCTAACAAAGAAACTACAGCTATTAACATTTTTAAGCGTATTCGTTTGGCATATGAACAGTTACCAAACTATATTAAACCGGGTGTTAAAGACTATGGTAAGACTGGAATGACTTTAGGCAATGATTCGAGTATTGTTGTATCAACAACCACTGCTACTTCCATTCGTGGAGAATCTTTGAACTGTGTATTGCTGGATGAAGCTGCATTTATTGAATCTCATTTACTTGAAGATTTTTGGTCGTCTGTTATTCCTACTGTTTCTTCTGGTACAAAATCTAAAGTACTTGTAGTTAGCACGCCAAACGGAATTGGAAATAAATTTCACGAAATTTATACAGGAACTGAAACTGGCAAATACAAAACTTGGACAGCAGATAGAATTGATTGGTGGGATGTACCAGGAAGAGATGAAGAATGGAAACAACTTCAAATTGAATTGCTGGGTTCGGAAGAAAAATTTCGACAAGAGTTTGGAAATACATTTTTGGATCAAGCTGATAGCGCTGTAGGGGCTTCTGTAATAGAAATGTTTAAACGAGAAAAGAAGGATCCCATATGGAC